GCTATATATGAACCTTTAGGGTTATAATCAATAATTAATATGTCATTATGTCATACATAAGTACATAATACGTTGAGCCATAAGTTGTTATATAATACCTACTTAGGAATTCTAATACATAAACTTCATAAGGATTTATTACAATTAGGGTTAAAAGTGGACGCTTTTCATCTCATTTAAAAAATCCTCATGAAATCCTTACAAATTATTCACAAACTTTACGTAAATCCTCGTAATTGACTATAAAATCCTTATAAAGTCTTACAACCCTCCTCCATATTAGAAATTCATTCAAAGGATTTAAAGTTACTGTAATTAATTACACTAATATACATAACATGCCCTACGTACCCTATGTTACAACACAGTCATTTGTTATAGCGTCGCATAATATATCTTATGTATAGTTGAAATCCTCCTAATATTATAAATATATAAAAAGGAATTACTAATTATGACAACCCCTTCCAAGGATTTAGAAATCCATCACGAGGATTTACCAGCATTACATATTAATAGAACACCTATTGCTGAACGAACAAAGATAAAAAATCCTGATACTAAGTTGACAGATTCTCAAGAATTATATTGCCTTAATACTGCATTGCGTCCTGATCTTTCTTTAACCGATATATACATTGCATCATTTGGCTATTGTGGTGAGATTGATAATCCTAAGACAGCCTGTAAGTCAGCAGGCCGTTTAAACAATAATGCTGCTGTTATTAAAAGGATAGAAGAGATAAGAGATGGTATTACCTATAAGTGTCCAATGTCAGAGAATGAGCTACTAGGCTTCTATGCTAGTATAGTACGTGATGAATCACAAAAGATATCTACTAGAATGAAAGCAGGTGAGAAACTGATCGTGAACAGATCCAAATAGTCTTTGGTAATGATAAACTAATAGATGCACCCAATACTATTAATGTAATACCAGAGGATTTGGATGATATCACAACTGAGATAGATGATATTTTAGAAGATATTTAAATCCTTGTGAAAGGTCATGCGAATTTTGTCCATGTTCCTAAGTATTTGACAATTCTACAATACCTAAATATAATTAGATTCCTCCTTCCTGAGGGTGTTGTGTTTCATATTTTTTCATTCCTCCTTTATAATTAACAACACCCTCAGGTTTTTTCTTGCCTTGAATCCTTAAGAATAATTCATGAGGATTTAATTGATCTATAAATATAATTAAACGGAGCTCCAATTATGACAAGAATGACAGAAGCAATTATTGAATCACTTTGTGACTTACACACAGCTGGCTTGATGGAAGATACTGAATTCTATAAAATCCTTAACAATATTGAGGAATATGTAGAAGATGCTGAAATGGATTTAGAAGACATTGAAAACTTTGAAGAAGACTTAGACTATTCTGATATGCCTGATGAATATGAATACCCTTATGATGATTCAGATGATACTGAATATAATTAAGACTTTATAAGGATATATAATGAAGCAATTAAAGATTTGTCCTAAATACAAACCATTGTTTACTGATCATGGCTGTCGTTTCGTGTTGATAACAGGCGGCAGAGCCTCTGGTAAATCATTTGTATTGTCTTTATACCTTAGAACATTAATGTCACAAATAGAATCGGCTCAAATCCTTTTCAGTCGTTACACAATGACATCAGCATTAGATTCTATCATTAAAGAATTCGAAGAGAAGGTTGAACTACTCAATCAGGAGGATTTCACCACCAAAACAGGAAGATCCTTCAAAGATACCAACACTGGAACTGAAATAGTCTTCAAAGGATTGAAAACTTCCTCAGGAAATCAGACCGCAGCTTTAAAATCCTTCCATGAACTCTCATGTTTTGTACTCGATGAGGCAGAAGAGCTAGTAGATGAGGACACTTTTGACAAGATTCAGTTCAGTATTCGTACAAAAAAGAACAAAAATACTATCATATTGTGCTTAAATCCTACTCATACAGAGCATTGGATCTATCAAAAGTTCTTCAAAGATGCTGGAGTAGACCCTGAATTCAATGGAATACACGACGATACAGTCTATATTAACACTAATTATCTAGACAATATAGAGAATTTAGACGAATCATACCTAAAAGAAATCGAAAAGACTAAACAGAATAACTTCATAAAGTTTTTACATCGATTCATGGGAAAGTGGCAGAGCTCAAGTGAAAATGCTCTATGGGATCAAAAGATGGTTCAATCATCTAAAAATGCTTATGATCCTGACAAAATCCCTATAAAGATAGCTGTAGGGGTTGATCCGAGCGTTTCTAACACTGGAAAGCAGGATGAATGCGGATTAGTAGTGGCTGCGAAATACGATGACGATGATTATGTCATATTAGAAGACGCTACGGCTGTACTTTCTCCCGCAGAATGGGGTAAGAAAGCCTATCAATTGTATAAGAAATGGGACGCGGATGCAATTATCGTAGAGACTAACAACGGTGGTGATCTCTGTGTAGATAATATTGTTAATTGTATACCGTTAAACAAAAGAAAAACAATTAAAATATTAAAAGTTCGTGCTTCAAAAGGTAAACTAACAAGAGCAGAACCGATATCAACCCTCTATGAAAACGGTTGTGTTGCACATGCTCCAGGTTTAGATGATCTAGAAATAGAAATTACAACATATGATGGTGATCCTAAGAAGAAATCCCCAGGAAGGCTTGATGCAATGGTATGGGTAATGACTTGGCTGAGTCAGTGTGGATTAAACACCTGTGCATGGGCAATATAAATCCTTGCAAAGTCTTACAAAAAACTTCATAAGGATTTTATAACATTATCTGATACTATAAATATTTGCAGTATTAAATTCTTTAAAAGGAATCCTATTAAATTTAAAAAGGAAACATTTTTATATGTCAAATTACTTTCCTACTTTTACGCGCTGGCTAAAAGGTAGCACAGAAACAACTGAAACAAAATCTTCATATAGTTCAAACAGTATTTTCGCCGGTTCAAATGATTCTGCGGTAACATCATACTCAGATAACAAAGGAACATTGTTTCATAACACAGTTGATATTGTATACAAGGGTATTGATTTACTCGCAACAAACTTTTCAAACGTTCGAATGGTTGTCAAAGAGGAAACACGAGAAGGATACAAGGAAGTACCTGACCATCCTCTACAAAAATTGCTTGATAATCCTAATGGTTTGCAACTTCGTTCTAAGTTTCAATATACAGAGCTCGCTTGGCGCATCATTAATGGTAATGCTTTCACTTGGTTACAAACTATTGGTGGTAATAGTGATTATTCCAGACCAGTTAGAATGTATGCTATGCCTTCTCCTTCAGTGATGTTGATGGATCAAACACAAGACTGGTATTATCAACTAATTACTCCTCAAGGATTTGTTGGACCATCTTCACAACGATTCGACTTAAATAAATTCACAGGAGAGTCTAATATAATTAATTGGGCTACGTTCTCTACTCAATCATTCACACAAGGCATGTCTCCTCTTGAACCATTAAATAAAAATGTCGAAATATATGACAATGCTAACAACTGGAATGCAACATACTTTAATAATGGCTGTCGTCCTTCCTTAGCATTTATAAATGATGATAAAGCTTTTGAATTTAGTCCTGCTGACTTGAAAGAATTCCAAAGACATATTGATCAACGCTTTTCAGGGACAGGTAACAATGATAAACCTATTGTATTGCAAGGTATCAAGCCACAATTACTTTCTACAAATCCTAAGGATGCTGATTTCATACAGAGTCTACAGCAACAGGAATTAGCTATTGCGCGTGGTCTTGGTATTCCACCAATCCTGTTAAATTCTGGTCAAGGTTCTACATATGCTAACCAACATGAAGCAAAGCTTTCTCTATGGGATGAAACTTTAATTCCAACATGCGATTCATATGCAGAAGAATTAAATGCTCGTTTAACATATAGATATCCAGGTAAACTTAAGATAATCCCAGATTATAGTAACGTTCAGGCTCTTAATCAACGTAGAATGGACATGTATTCAATCGCTAA